TCTCATGAGACTGTTACACAAACAGACACAAATTTCCGATTTAATATTAATATAAATTATAATAGCTCGGGGGTGTAGCTCAGATGGGAGAGCATCTGGTTTGCAATCAGAAGGTCAGGAGTTCGACTCTCCTCACCTCCACCAAAGGAAGATTTAAATGAAAGTTGATGTACGAAATAATAATGTAGATAAAGCCTTGAGGATACTTAAAAAGAAACTTCAACAAGATGGTATTTTCAATGAATTGAGAAACAGGGAACATTTTGTATCCAAAGGAGAAAAACGTAGAAAGGCTCAAGCAGCTGCAAAACGTAGACAAGAAAAGGCTATACAGAAGAGACTTGAAGAATTTGGTTTCTAATGGCTAATAATGATGGATGGGCAGAAGTGCAGGATTACCGTTTTCTTGAACCATTTGGTTTTCAAGTTATTATAAATCATTTTGAGGGTGAACCAGAAATATGGGATACTTTTAAAACAGAACAGGAAGCAAAAGAAGAAGCAGTGCTTTGGAATGAGGGAATGTGGGGAACAGGATTTACATACTCTGCTGAATGGTTGAGGTTACAGACAAAAGAATGAGAGGTATTAAATGAAATGGTTTAAAATAATAGCATGGGTAATGCTAGGATTAATATTAGTATTAGGTGTTGCATCTTTTGTGGCATATATTTTCATGATGGCTAGTCTTCCATTTTAGGTTAACATAATGAAAGAACACGAACACGCAACTAAAACAAGCACTCCATTAAAACATCATCATCCTTTGATTTGGTATGTTAAGTGGGGGGCATCTTTAATACTTACTTTGGGTATGATATTTACTGCCAACAACGTATATCCAATAAATTTGATTTTTCATTTTATTGGTATTGGTGGTTGGTTAGTAGTAGCAATTGCATGGAATGACCGTGCATTGATTGTTGTTAATGCAGTTGCATTGGCTATATTTGCAAATGGCTTAGTCGCATATTTTATAAAGGTAGGATAAATAGAACGATGGCAAAACGTAAGATAAAGGTAGAGACTGATAACTCTAATTGGCAGGCTCCTAAGACACGTAAGAAACGTAAACCTATGTCTGAAGAACAACGTCAGGCTGCAGCAAAACGTCTTGAGAAGGCAAGAGAAAAACGTGCAGAGAAAAATCCAAATTATGGGCAGAGTGGGATACATCCCACACTACAAGATTTACCTGATGAGCATAATGCTCATCCTAAAAAAGTTAAACAGTGGATTAAGACTCAGAAAGAACTTGCAAGTGCTGAACGTGCTGGAGTAAGACAGGGGGTAAAGGGTGCAGTTGCAAGACTTGCCAATCATGAGGGATATATTCGTAATTGTCAGAAGTATTTAAGAGATGGTGATTGGGTAGATAATTTCTTTGGGGAGCATCAGGAAAGGAAAATACAATGGAGGTGTGTTACCATGGCGTATGATCAAGATGGTGAAGCTAAACGTAAGGTAGGAACATATTATCCAGACATAGGTCTGGTTTATACAGGAGATGTTTCTAACGAAGACAAAGGAATAGAGAATGTCAGAAAAGAACGAAAAAAGAGAAAGCGCTCAAATAATTCAAGGCCCGTGGAAAAAAAGAAAACAAAAAAAACTTGATGAAGCTCTTGAACTACAGGAGGCAATGAGATTTTCTGAAGAGTTAGCAGAAGAGTGCATGCTTCAGATGATTCAAACTTTTGCTGAAAATGAAATAGATATTTCAGAGAAATCTTTTATTCGTGATTGTGGATATTTAATGGAGGTTGTTAAGGCAACTATATATAGAGATAATGATCTTTGTCATCCTATGCAAAGAATGATTGAACTGTGTACTGACCTTACCATTGATCCAGATAATAGTATTCATAGTGAATTGGATATGGATAAGTTAATTGATATTATAGAGAATGAAGATGGCCGCCCCGAGATTTCATGAAGTTTTTAGTCCAACTATTATGGAAACAACCGTATCAAATAAATTTTTGAACATTATTAATGAAACTAGTGACGGAGTATTATCTGATAAAAAGAAAAGTATTAAATACGATTGGTCACATAAACTTGTAGGTAAGGTTCGTAAAGAAATTCAAATTCCTATAACAGATAAGGAAGAAAAAGAATATTGTCTTGCAACTATGAAACAAGCTTGTGTTGACTATTTGAATTTTATAATCTCCAAAAATAGGGCTTATAATTGGGGAAAAATAGCAGGAGATGATTTTAACTCACCAACTTTAAAAAACATACATTTGACTCAGAGTTGGGTAGTGAGTCAATATAAACATGAATATAATCCTTGGCATACTCATAGTGGAGATTTTTCAGCAGTCATCTATTTAAAAATACCAGATGATATGGAAAATCATTTTGAAGAAGAAAAAAAAGATCATTATCCTGCTAGTGGACTTATTGATTTCAAGTTTAGTGAAAAACTGGATATGAGAAGTGATACTTTTATGGTTCATCCAAAAGCAGGAATGTTTCTTGTATTTCCTTCGTGGCTGAATCATAGCGTATATCCTTTCTATTGTGAAGGAGAACGAAGAAGTATGAGTTTTAATGCTAATATGGTGGCAAGATCATGATTTTAGTTGATATGAATCAAATATCTTTTGCAAGTATGATGATGCATCTTCATATGCAAAAGACTAAAGTGCCCGATGACAGTATGGTTCGGCATATGATTCTTAATTCGTTACGTATGTATCGTACACGATTTTCATCAGAGTTTGGTGAGTTAGTTTTATGTCATGATTCCAGACATTACTGGAGAAGGGATTATTTTCCGCAATATAAAGCTAATAGAAAAAAGGGAAGAGAACAATCAGACCTAGATTGGGATGTTATTTTTAAATGTCTAAATGAAATCAAGGAAGAAATACGAATAAATATGCCATACAAATCTATAGAAGTGTATGGTGCAGAAGCTGACGATATTATTGCTACGATTTGTTCAGAGTATTCAGAAGAAATTTTAATTCTCTCAGGAGATAAGGATTTTATTCAAATGCAGAGATTTCCTAATGTTAAGCAATACAGTCCGATTACAAAGAAGATGATTAATGGAGCAAATCCTGATGGCTATCTCAAAGAACATATATTCAAAGGTGATACTAGTGATGGTATTCCTAATGTTTTGTCTCCCGATAATACATTCACCGACAGCTTACGGCAGAAGCCTCTCGGAAAGAAAAAAATCTCTGGTTGGAAAGATCACAATTTTGAAGATGTTGCACCAAATGATGAAGTCAAAAGAAATTATCAGAGAAACAAAACACTGATTGATCTTACTTGTGCTCCGAAAGAATTAGGTACAGAAATTCTTGATACATTTCGTGATGCTCCCTGTAATGATCGCAGCAAAATATTAAATTATTTTATACAAAAGAGGTTAAAGAACCTCACCGAATCGATAGGAGAATTTTAATGGCAATCGATACATACACACCACTATTTTCAGAGATTTTAGGTAAAGTGTCTAAACTGAAAACTAAAAAAGAAAAGGTTGCTCATTTGCAGCAATACAACACCGACTCTCTTAGAATGGTAATTAAATCTTCATTTGACCCTAAAGTCAAATGGGCACTACCTTTCGGTGAAGTACCTTATAGACCTAATGATGCTCCAGAAGGTACAGAACATAATATGTTATCTTATGAAGCAAGAAAACTTTATCACTTTATTGAAGGGGGTGATAATCTTATATCACAAAATAAACGTGAAAGCATGTTTGTTCAAATGTTGGAGGGGTTACATCCTAACGAAGCTGATGTTATTGTTGCAGCAAAAGATAAAATTCTGCATCAGAAATTTAAGGGCCTTTCTGCTAACGTAGTAAAAGAGGCTTTTGGTTGGACTGAAGATTTCATGCTACCAGAACCAGTAGTATATCCACAATCTCCCGGCCCAGCAAATGGTTGATGTCCCTTATAAAAAGTGGCAGTGCATGGCATGTGACTTCATATATGATGAAGAGCTTGGAGATGAAGAAGAAGGATTTCCGCCTGGCACTAGATTTGAAGATATCCCTCATGATTGGTATTGCCCCGACTGTGGTGCAGTGAAAGAAATGTTTATGGAAATGGAAGACTAATGCTTATTGAGGATGATATTAAACTAGACTATTCTGATGTATTAATCCGTCCTAAAAGGTCAACTCTCACATCTAGAAACGATGTTGAATTGTCCAGAACTTACACCTTTTATCACAGTAAAAAAGAATGGACAGGGGTTCCTATTATGGCTAGTAATATGGACACAACTGGTACATTTGAAATGCATGGAGAGTTGAGTCTTCATGGTCTGGTGACTTGTATTGCTAGACATTATAACAAAGACGGTATACCTTGGCACTTAGCAGAACGGAGAAACAAACTTTGTGTCATGTCTGGTATATCAGACAAAGAGATACTTGAAATAGTGGGTGTTGTCAATACATACAAAGATGTAGCATTTGTTGGTCTTGACGTTGCAAATGGGTACAC